TTAAGTCAGCATTAATGGACCCAGAGATGGAAAATCTTCCAACTGACTATGTAAATGGAACAGACTTCCGTTTATCAAAAACTACTAAAGGTCAATACGCAGACTATTCTACAAGTAAATGGGCAAGAAAAGAAAGTGCTCTTACTGAAGATCAACTTGCGGCAATTGATACACATGGACTACATAATCTAAACGATTATCTTCCAGCGAAACCAACAGCAGAAGGACTTCAGGCAATAGCAGAAATGTTCCAGGCAAGTGTAGACGGGGAATTATATGACCCTGCAAGGTGGGGTAACTTTTACAAACCCTTCGGACTTGATACAGGAACTAAAACACAATCAACCGTCGCAACGGCTCAACCTGCTCCAGCAGTATCACAGCCTGCAACAGAGAGTGTGGCTCCTGTAGTTGAAACTCCTGCTCCGGCACCAGCGGCTGAACCAGTAGCAGAGGCTCCAGCACCTGCAACAGCAAGTGCTAGTGAAGATGTTGGTAAAAAGTCGGCTGATGATATTCTGAATATGATCAGAAACAGACAGTCGTCTTAAGGAGGTAGATCATGCAGAAACCTTTTGACTTAACAAAGTTCCGAACTGGAATCACTAAAAGCATTAGTGGTATTAGTGCAGGATTCCATGACCCTAAAGATTGGATAAGCACTGGTAACTATACACTTGACTACTTAATAAGTGGTGACTTTAGCGGAGGTATTCCTCTAGGTAAAGTTAGTGTGTTTGCTGGAGAGTCTGGTTCAGGAAAATCTTTTATTTGTTCTGGCAACGTTGTAAAAAATGCACAAGAGGCAGGATGTCAAGTGGTGTTATTCGATTCAGAGAACGCACTTGATGAACAATGGCTTCAAGCATTAGATGTTGATACCAGTCCTGAAAAACTATTAAAAATTAGTGTTTCAATGATTGACGATGTTGCAAAAGCAGTATCAGAATTTTTGAAAGACTACAAAGCAAACTACTCTGATCTTCCATACGAAGAAATGCCAAAGTTAGTATTTGTTGTTGATAGTTTAGGAATGTTATTAACACCTACTGACGTTGCTCAGTTCGAAAAAGGTGACATGAAGGGTGATATGGGTAGAAAGCCTAAGGCACTGACAGCCTTGGTTAGAAATACCGTAAACCAAATTGCACCTTTTCCAATCGCACTAGTGGCAACTAACCATACTTATGCATCGCAAGACATGTTTGATCCTGATGATAAAATATCAGGAGGACAAGGTTTTATATATGCAAGTAGTATTGTAGTAGCAATGAAGAAACTTAAATTAAAAGAAGATCTTGATGGCAACAAAGTATCCACGGTGCAAGGAATCAGAGCGGCCTGTAAAGTGATGAAGTCACGATACAGTAAACCTTTTGAAGGTGTTCAAATTAAAATACCATATGAAACTGGCATGGACCCATATAGTGGCCTATTGGAGATGTTAGAATCTAAAGGTATAGTTGAAAAAGTAGGAAACAAACTTTCTTACATTTCACCTGTAACTGGAGAAGAAATCAAAGAGTTCAGAAAAGGCTGGACTGGAGATAAACTTCAGGTAATTATAGACGAATGGGGACAAAATCCTAAAGTGCAAGAAGCGGAAGAGGAGATTGACCCTGATGATTTTGAACCAGATGTAGAGGATTACGCAGATGAGTCCTGAAGTAGCATTGTTACATGATACATGGGAAAACATTAAACACCATGTTCCTAAAAAAGAAAGATTGAATATTGCAGAAGTATTAATTAGAACATTCGATGATAATGTAAATATTTCTGAAGTTGAAGATCACGTCAATGAGTTTGATTCTATAATGAAGGCGGCTATAGTTAGTCATTTCGATATTGGATTAGATGACGAAGAAGAAGATGAGGATTGGGAATAGTGGCTACTTGGTATAATGAAGTTGTAAAAGATCTTGGTAGCATGGTTGATGCCATAGCATACTATGAGAAAGAACTTGATGACGCCAAGTATGAATGTAGAATAAAGGGAAGCCTGGAAAAAGCCAGTGCTTCTCTTCCCGGTATTACAGAATATCGTTTTAATCAACTTCAAGAGATTGAAGCGATACTCGAACATTTAAATATTGAATTGCGTAAAGAAAGATCTAAAACTTTCCGCAAATTTTTAGAAGCATATAACAGGCAACTAACAAGTAGAGACGCAGAAAAGTTTGTTGATAGCGAACAAAGTGTAATTGATCTAACACATCTAGTAAATCAATTCTCCCTTTTGCGAAACAAATATCTTGGGATTATGAAAGGATTGGATACTAAACAATGGCAAATAGGACATATAACGAGGTTGAGAACAGCGGGAATGGAAGACATTGTGATAGAGTAAATTTCTTTTACAGAGTAAACCAAGCAGAAGAACGTAGTCGCGACAACACCGAAAACTTTACAAAAACATTAACATCAGATTTACAAGAGTATTGTAAACAAAATTCACGTAGGGATAATATTTTTGTGTATTTTGAATATACACAAGAAGGGACACTTTGGGTAATAGATAATAAATGGTTTCCAGACTCATTACATGACTTCGCAAACTATTATAATATACCTTTAACTAACATTACATATCACGGCGGCTCAGCCACTTTAAAAGAAACATATGATAGGTGGCATTCCATATATAGACCAAATGAGGATAAAATAAATTTGAGGCACACAGATTTTGGACTTTGGTTATATGAAAAAAATAATGTTTATTTTGATACGTTAAAATTTCCAAAAGAAGCACACAAAAATTTAAGAACAAAAAAATTTAATTGTTTAAATGCAAATCTCAGCATACAGCACAGAATAGCATTTTTACATTACATGTGGAAAAATAATTTAATAGATATAGAAAACAATCTTATAAGTTTTCATTATTTTAAAAATATGCATTATCCTATCGAAGAAGAATATCCATTACCACAAGAACTAAAAAATATTTTACCAATACAGTTTGATTTAAAAGGCAGTTGGGACGATGTTTACAAAAAGATTTTTGATAGTAAACATGACTCGAGCAAACTAACTGATTGGAATAAAACTGGAGATTACAACTACATATATGACAACTGTTACTTTACTGTTACAACAGAAAGCGGAGAGTGTGTGCAATTATGTAATCAACTCTTTACAGCAGAACTTAACGATTATTTTCGACCATTTCATAAGGAAATGTTTATTACAGAAAAAACTACTAGGCCTATGCTTTACTTACATCCTCAAATTTTATATTCGACATCAGGAACATTAGAATATTTAAAAGATTGGGGATTTAAAACATTCAGCAATTATTGGAATGAAGATTACGATAATGAGCAGAATGCAAACAAAAAACTTCAAATGATAATGGACGTTATTAAAGAACTTAATAATAAATCGCTTGAAGAATTACATGAAATGTATTGGGATATGATGCCAATACTTAAACATAACCAAAATATACTGATTAACACTGGTGTAGAAAAGTATGAAAATAATGTTTTTCCGCTTGACTTACAGTGAAAAGAATGTATAATAATAGTTTTATATAGGAGATAAAATGAATAATTTTGATAAAAACTTTCACATAAACTTTTCGCCATTGTATATGGCCATTGTTGTAATGCTAGGTATGTTAATAGCATTTGAAACTAAAGCAAGTGAGATTGAAGAAGTAATTGTGATAGCACAGCAGGAAAAGGAAACTAAAGCCGATCCTGTAGAAGATGAATCTATAATCAGTATAGTAATGCCAGCATTTACATATCCTCAAGGAGGCCCAGGTGGCTTTGTTGGATATGCTGAACGAGGAGCACAAACTATACACACTTCTGTTTTTGTAAACGGAATACCTGCAAATGATCCTGGTGCAGGATGGTATGACTTTGGTCATGACATTGCACATGGTCAAACTGTAAAAGTTATATCAGGTTCTAATAGTGTGATATATGGTTCAGGTAGTATGGCTGGAACAGTATTAATACAAGACACAATTGAGCATGGCGTAACATACAAAACAGGCAATAACCATAGTCCACGCAGATACATTAGAGTAGCACCTGTAGAACAGTTTGAATTAAGTTTGTTTGATGGCAGTATTGGTAGTGTGAGAAATGACAACGATGAGAAAGACAACTATGTAAACAAGACTGCAAGGCTGAATGTTGATGTTGGAGACTTTACTATTGTAGGTAAATTTTCTGAATACGAATATGATTACGATAATTGTTATGATTATAATTGGGGTCAATCAAACGACTGTTTACAAGATGGTAAACGATATAATATTGCAATAAGAAACAATTATTTTACTGTAGGAAGAAATTACAATAATGCTGATTACACAACTGCTCAAGATCCAACATACTCAAACGAAAGTTTTAGAGATTATATGCGAGTAGGTAATCAATCAGAGTTATCTAAGAACTTAATTATAGCATATGGTGTTGATGCAGAACGACAAACATATAATAC